CAGCCGATGAGCACGTAGCGCGAGCCGGCCGCGCCGAGCTCTGTCGGGTTGCTGTTGCGCACCTGGTCGCCCTGCTGCCAGCGCCCGGCCGTGGGCGCCGCGGTAGCCGCGTCGTCGATGCCCGCAAAGCGCCCGCTCGCCATCTGGTTGACCTTGATCGCCACATCGCGCAGCAGCGGCATCAACGCGCGCTGCAGATCGGTGTCGTACCTGCTCTCCGGCGTCGCCGGCAGAAGCGGGGTTTCCTTCAGCTTCATCGCCGCCCCGATGCCTTGGCTTGGACACCAAGGCCCGTGAACACACACGGCCCCGTCATCGTGAACGTGAGCCGGTGCCAGCGGGCCGACTGCCGCAAATGGAAGGCGCCGTCGAACATCGGCGCCGCGCCGCCCGGCACCACGGGGCCGCCCGTGTTGCGGTAGGTCTGCCCCGACACGTTGGCCGATGCGGGCGCCTGCACGAAGCGGATGCGCGCTTCGCTCACGTAGCTGCTCGATTGATCGTCGCCCATGTCGCCCGTGGTGAAGGCGCATCCCGTGCTGCCGCCCGTGTAAGTGCGCAGTTGGTTCGCCCCCTCGAACACCGCCAGCGACCGGCCGCCCTGCAGCCAGAATTGCGAGTCGAACGGGATGTTCGGCAGCGTGTCCATCGTCGCCGCCACGGTGTTCAGCGTGTCGTATGTCAGGCCCGGCTGGATGAAGTCGAGCGCCGCTTGAATGGTGCGATCCGCCCGGCCCCAGCGGCGGGTGCCCATGTGCACGACAAGCGTCGTGTCGGGCGTGCCGTCGCTCGTTGACGTACCCGGGAAGAAGATCCAGACGCGGTTGTTCTGCCGCTCGTACCGGACGATGGTGCGGAAGCGGAAAGCCGGCGAGGAGTTGTCGTAGAACCATTGCCGAATTTCGTCCTGCCCGAAGGGCTGCGCACGCACGCCGTCATAGACCCACAAGTTGTCGTCGCCCACGAACACGTGCAGCCCGTTGGCATCGCACACCGCATCGGGGCCGACGACGCCCTGCTCGCCGGGCACGGGCTCCCACTGCCAAACCGCCTCGCCGCCGACGTAGGTGCCCAGGAACATGGCCTTGGCTTTGTAGGCCACGGCCTGCTTGCCCAGCGCCAGCCCGGCCAGCAGATCGCCGCCGCCCTGCACCAGCCGGCCGGAGTTGGCCTGCGTGCTCAGGCTGGGCGCCCAGGTGGCGTGATTGAAGATGCCCGAGCACCACCACCTGTCGCCCTGGTCGCCAAAGCCTGCATCCGAGGTGTTCAGCGCCATGACGAAATCGCCGACGGTGAAGACCACCCGGGCGATGGGGGCGCCCGCAATGTCGGCGAAGGCCCCACTCCCGTTGCTGGCCTGGATCACCTGCGCGTCGTTGGCCGCGATGCTGACGTTGCCGAACTGCGTCAGGCTCCACCGGCTGTCAGCGCCGCCCGTGTAGGCGCCTGCACGCGACACATCCACCCAGGACGTGCCCGAGAGCTCGTACAGCCGCGCCGCAGTGCCCGCGAAGATGCGCCGCGTGCCGTTGATGAGGCTGACCACCGCGCCACCGCGGCACGGAGCGATGAGCGCGCCCACGCCCGACGGCGCCACAGACGAAGGCGCGGCTGCAAACCCATCCTCCGTGGGAACCAGGTTTGTGCACGCCGTCATCACGCCCGGCGTCGTGGGCGGCAAGTCCGGCGCCAGCCCGATGAGCGGCACCATCTTCATCAGAGCATCACCCCGGGATCGCTGGCGATAGACAGCGGACCGCTGAAGCGCGCGGCGTCGTCGGCGTTGCGAGCGGCCTCCATGGCGTCGGCCCACAGCGGGGTGGCCGTGGCCAAAAGCTCGGAGTCGCGCAGCCACGCCGCAGCTTCGAGCACCATCGCCCACAGATACACCGACGGCAGGGTGTCAAGCACGACATTGGTGTCGGCATCGGCCACCGGCGTCGCAGGCTTCGCGTAGTACAGCAGTTCGGCCGTGATGGGGCTGGATGCACCGACGACGATGCGACCGCCGCGAATGGTGTAGTACATCACCTGGCCCGCGGCACCCTCAAGCGGAGACAGCCAGTCGGAAACCCGGAACTCCAACGGCACCTTGCGTCCGCCGCGCATGACGCTGACGCGCTCCACGCCCAGCAGGTTGGCCGGCAGGGCCGCGTCAAGCGGCTGCGAGGCCACTGTCGTGAGCATGGCCGATATCCGCAGCCCCGGAATCCGGTTGGTGCCGTTGTAGATGCGCTGTTCGGCCAACTCAAGCCACGTCGTCATCAATGGCGACGCCACCGTCACGTCACCGCGACTGACGTAGTCGGCAACGGCGCTTTTAAGTTGGCCCCAGTTCACAGCGAGTTGCGCCGGCTGATGATGATCGCGATCCCGGGTCCGCCGCGGCCACCCTCGCCGGAGTTGCCAACCGTGTCAACCGCAGCGCCGCCGCCACCGCCGCCAGACCCCCGGCCGCCTCGACCGCCTTCGCCCGCGCCGCCCGTGACAGACGAGCCGCCACCGCTGCCGCCGTTGCCCGGGATGCCGGAGACTTCGCGCACGGACACACCGTTGACGCCCGCCGTGCTGACAGCGCCGCCCGTCGACGCCGCCGTCGGCGTCATGATTTGCGCACCGCCGTTACCGCCGGCGAATGCGGCATTGGCTGCGCTGATGCCGCCGCCGCCGCCCCCGGCCGCACCCGCCGTGGCGCCGCTGCTACCGGCCGCCCCCGCAGCGCCCAAGCCACCCGCAGCGCCAGCAACGCCCAGAAACTGCCCGCGCGAGGGCGCGGCGCCGGCCGTTCCACCCGCGGCAGTGCCACCGCCGCCGCCGCCACCACCGAAGGCGACGAGATACGAGCCGAATGACGAAGTCCCGCCAGCGGTGCCCGGGTTGCCGTTGGCGCTGTCCGCAATTTGCGCAGCGCCACCAACGCCACCCGCGCCGACAATCACCGTCTCCGTTGCCAGCAGCAGAGACTTCGGGATAACGGCCGTTGTGCGCGATCCGCCCGCGCCGCCACCACCGCCGCCCCAGGCCGTGCCCGGCGCACCCTTGCGGCCAGAGCCGCCACCGCCGCCACCGCCCAGCAGGATGATCTCGCAGTCGGTCGCCCACTGCGGCGGCGACCATTGGTAGGTGCCGGGCAGCGCGAACACATCGAGCCGCGGGATGCTTCCAAAGATGGTCTGAATCTCGTAGTAGACCTCGCGGTCGAGCGAAATGATGCTCAAGTCAGCGACGGCCGAGACCAACTGCGAAAAGCGCGCCGGCCCTTCATAGATCGCCGTCCCGACAGGCGCTTCGATGCGGACGTTGCCCGGTCCTTGAACCAGCACAAAGCTGGGCTGAGTCAGCGTCTCTGTCGCTGTGTTGAGCGCGTCGATGAGCGGCATTTCAAGACTCCTCCAGCGGCGTCACGTTGACGACTGCCGCAGTACCGTTGTCAATGGCTGACCAGTGCGTGCGCGTGCCGACGTTCAAGATTTCAGGATTGGTCGCATGCACCATCATGTCGGTAGTGGCTGCGGCAACGCCGGCCACGCCCAGGCGCACGTAGACCGTGCCGGTTGTCGCAAAACGCACATACCGTGGGCGCGTGTTCGCAGAAGTGTTGGGCAGCGCCGCCGCAGTTGTCGCCGTGCTGGCCGTCGTGGTGACGGTCTGGCCCGTCGCGGCGACGCTGGCGGAATGGAAATTCGGGTGTGCCATCACATCCTCCCTGGTGCGATTCGGAAATCGGCCAACGCCGGGTCATTGACCATGCGCTTGACGTGTTCGGGGTTCTTCATCCACTCGCGGAAGGTGATCCCGTTGACGTTGCAGTAGTGCTCGATCACCACGGCCGGAAAGCTCGCCATGAGCTTCATATCCTTGTCGCCGTGGTGCCCCTCGTTGTGGCGGGCGATGCAGTAGTCGCGGATGTCGCCCACGTACTGCTCGCGCACCACTTGCGCCCCGTCGTCGTTTTCGACCCAGCGGCCGTGAACGTTGCCGTCTTGCGGCGCAAAGATCGTGTCCAGTGCCATGTGTGGCTCCAAAAGCAAGAAGCCCCCGCCGCAGCGATGCGGCAGGGGCCTCGGCCCGGTCAAGCGTTGGCGCTTACGGGTTCAGGTCACGGATGGCGGCCATGCCGCGCTCTTCGCGCAACTGCAGTGCCCACTCGCTCTCGATCATGAAGTTGCGGGCGCTGCCGATGCGGGCCAGCTCCTCGCTCTTCATGTCGCGCAGCATCGCCACCGCGGCCAAGTCGCCATCCACCAGATACGCCTCGCGCGTGCGTACCATGTTGCGGTTCGGGACGATCTTGAAATCGCCGAAATCGCTGTTGTAGATGTCGTAAGCCGCCTGCAGCTTGCGGTCCTCGCCCTTGATGAACTTCGTTCCGTTGCCGGTGAAGGTCGACGAGATCGTCTGCTTGTGCGAGGGGGTCACCATCAACATCGTGGCATTGCCGCCGTTGTTGAAAGAGCCCAGCACAGCCGTGCGCAGCAGCGCCTCGGTCAGCGCCCGCAGCGTGCCGTCGGTCGGGGCCACGTTTGTCGAGATGTTGGGAGCCACACCGCTGACGCCAAGTCCGGGGTTCGTGGTTGTCCATCCACGCAAGCCGCGGGTCTGGCGCGTGCCGGACGCGACAAACACCGGGTTTTCGATGGCGGCAAGTTCCATGTCCTTGCGCAGTTCCTTGCCCTGCTTGACCGTCTGGTAGCGGATGTCAGACGAGCGGCCCGCCTTCTTCACCGCTTCTTGGGTGTCGGAGATCGAGAACGTCACCCGGTTGATCTGGCACGGGTTCGTCAGGCGCTGCGTTGCCACGACGGCGGTATAGGTCGCGTCGGCACCTTCAGCCACCAGCGAGCCAGCGCCGGGGGCGCGCAGTACGTCGCGCTGCCATTCGTGGGTGACGCCGCTCGCCTGCACCTTGTCGATGCTGGACATGAACGGAGTATCCGCCGGAGCCGTGTTCCAGATCACGTCGGTGAGGTCTTCCCGGTTGCCGATGGCCGCCGAGGTCAGAAATGCGTTTGCGGGCATGATGCCCTCCTTTGTGCGTTAGCTGTCCAACGCTTCGAGGTAGCGCTGAACGTCTTTCATGGAGCGGCCGGACTTCATGAACATCTCGCGTGCGCGAGAGGCCTTGTTCATCTGGCCTTGCGATTGAGTGCCGGCGTTGCCTGCGCGCAAGGGCTTGGGCGCGACATCGGCCAGCTTGGACTTCACCGATTTGCTGGCGCCGTCCAGGGCGCTCAGTCGGCGCTCGGCCTTTACCAAGCGATCCAACAGGTGCAGCATCCGGTGATCGGTGACGCTCGCCACGTCCTCGGGCGTGAAGCCCGAAGCGCTGGCGGCTTGCACCGCGGATTCGAGGAACGCTGTGCGCTTGGCGGGGTCCGCGAGTTGCGGAAGCACCTTCACCGTGCGCTGGGCCTCTTCCAACAGGGCCTGCTGCTGCGCCTGCTGGCGCTGCTGCTGCTGGCTGCGGGTGAGTTCGCCCGTGTGTGCGTTCAGGGCTTGCAGGTCGCGAACCCGGGCCTCGTACGCCTCTTTGGCGTACAGGTAGCCCGCGGGGTCGGACTGTGCAAGTTCCAGGGGCGGCGGGTTGCCGATCAGCCTTTGGGCCATCGACACCACAGCCTGCTGGGCGCGCTGTACCTGCTGCAGCAGGCTGTCGGCGGCCTCGGTGCGCTCGGCGGCTGCCTTGCGCGTCTCTGCGGCCTCCTGGGTCTTGCGCGTGTAGTCCGCGGTCAGGCGATGCTGCAACGACTTGATGGCTTCGACCGCGGCCTTCGGGGTTCCCTTCGGAATCTCGACCTCGGTGTCGCCCACCTTCAGCTTCTCGGGCTTGCGCAAGGACTTGTCGTCCTCGTCGTCGTCCTCGTCGCTGTCGTCGGCATCGTCCTCGTCCGCGGCGGGTACATCGTCGCCGTCGTCCTCGGAGTCCTCGTCGGCTTCTTCGCCGTCGGCCTCGTCGCTCTTGGCCTTGTCAGCCTTGCGACGGGGCTTGTCTTCGTCGGCCTTGTCGTCGGCCTTGCGCCGGCGCGGCTCGTCGTCCTCTTCGTCGGCCTCCTCGCGCTCGCGCTTGGCGTCGGCCTCAATCTCGCGCTCGGCCTCGGCGGCCTTTTCGCGCTGCTGGGCGATGCGCTCGTCACGCTCGGCGCGCTCAGCCTTGCGCTGTGCGCGGCGCTCGGATTCGCGGCGCTCAAGCTCGGCCACCGCCTCGTATTCGTTGGCGTAGGTCTTGGCCTCGCCGCTGTCGGCTGCAGGCGCGGGGGCTGCGGTTTCGAGGATGTCGCTCACGCTGCGGTCTCCTCAATCGGCTGCCCGTCCAGGCCCCAAGCCCGGCCGTCGCTCGTCACGACGCAATTGCCGGTCGACACGTGGTCAACCGCCGCGCCTACCATGCTGTCCGAGTGCCACACCAGCGGCGCGGAGCGATCCGACGTGCGGATGATCGTCACCAAGTGCCCTTTGGCGATCAGATCCACGGCAAGCTGGGCCAGCGCGGGCCAGGTGTTCGTCATTTCCACGGCGCCGTCCTCATTTCCTGCATCGTGCGCTGCCGCTCCTGCTGCAGCCTCGTCTCGGCCAGCATCGTCTCCCGCGCCAGTTGCCCCGTCTGCATCGTCTGCAACAGGTACGCCCGGAACGACTTGCTCGCCTCCAGCATCAGGCGCAACCTTTCGCGGCCTTCCACGTCTCTTAGGGGTGAGGTCTGCCATGATCGAGTGATCTCCGATTCCCATGCCGACAGCGCCTCGGCAATGAGTGGGTTGGCGAGCGCGGCATCGGCATCGGCGCCGCGCTGCATCTCGACACGGGCCGGCGTGGGCTCCATGGGTTGTTCGGTCATGTGGCCGCCTGGTCGCGCTGGTCTGCAGCCCAGCGATAGACGCTGTACAAGATCGCGTAAATCTGCTGCTGGGTCAGCGTCTGGCCGGTCGGCTGGTCGGTTTCCGGGTCGCGCATCGGCACCACCCCGGCGGGCTCGTAGCTGATGGAGCAGCCCGGCACTTGTTGCCGCGTCTCGTCGCCGTTGATCGTGACCACCTCTTCGAGGAAATCGATGCGCGGCACCTCGTGGCGCTGGTGTTCGACGACGGCCCGGAAACAACGCTGCCACTGCGTGATCGTGTGCACGGTCTGCCGGTAGTCGGCCATCACTGCATCCCCTCAGGCTGGGCCATCACCGGCGCGGTCGGCATCGCGCCGTCAATGGCGGCTTCCAGGCCTGCATCCAAGCCCTGCGCCAGCTGCAGCGCGTTCACGTCGCCACGCTGCGCCAGGGCAAGGTAAATCTGCGCCTTCAGTTGCCGCACCTGCTGCCGCTCTTGGGCGGCGATGCGGGCCATTTCCAGGCGTTCCGTGCGCTCAGCTTCTTGCGCCTGTAACTGCGCCTGTAGCTGCGCCTTCTGCGCCTGCTGCTCGCCTTCGGCGCGCTGGCGGTTGATGTCCACTTCAGCCTGCGCTCGGGCTTTGCTGTTCTCCAACTCGACTTCCATGCGCATGCGGGCGGCTTCCTGCTGGCTCTCGGCTTGGAACTTCTGGGCGTCGGCCTGAAGCTCCATCTCCTTGACCATCACCTGCGGCGGCTTGTTCTGCGGGTTCGGCGGCGGCGGGTCGGGGAAGTACGCTTGCCCGTCACCCAGACCCACCGCGTCGCAGAAGTCCCGCGCGCTCGCCACAGCGGCCTGCGGCGGCAGCATGCCGGCCTGCACCATCGGCGCTTGCATGCCGTGCACGGTCTGCAGGGCGACGGCCTTCTTGTCCTTGCTGCCGGTGCCCAGGCCCACGTCCACGTCGATGTCGAAGCCTTCGCACCACTCGCGCGGGTCCACCTCGAACCACTGGCCGTCCATGAGTTCGACCAGCTCGGGGATGTCCTGATACCGGCCCATGCACTTGAGCATCAGCCGGTACATCTCGCGCACGGACTGCGCCCACACGCGGGCGATGAGTTCGGTGCGCTGGTCGGCCTTCTCCGTGATGAGACTGACGCCCGTCGCGGTCGGATTCAGCGCGTCGGGCGACATGCCCTGGCTGTAGCGCGTGAAGCCCGTGCGGCGCTCGCGCCACTGCTCGCCCCACTCGATCATCTGCCACGCGCCCGGGTCCAGGCCGCCCTGATCCATCGGCCGCACGGCATCCAGCGTTTTCATGCGCACGACGCCGCCCGGCCGGTTGTTCAGCAGGTCGTCGAGGTTGACCTGACCGTCCACGATGGCCGTGCGTTTGTTGACGGACAGATAGATGTTGTCCATCAGCCCGCGAATCAGGCTCGTCCCCAGGCGCTGCGGCTGAATGGCGAAGTCGGCCGGGCACTGGCCGAAGAACACATGCGGGTCAGGCACCGGGCAAAAGAACACGTAGGGGTGGCCGTCGACCTTCTCGTCCTCCATGACCGTGCCGCCGATCATCAGCACGCGGCGCCACTCCGGCACGCCGTCGTCGTCCTGATCGAGCTTGATGTAGCACTCCGACACCAGATAGCGCTGCAGTTCGCCGTCGCTCTCGTCGGTCCAGAAGGGCGACTGGCTGGAATGACGCTCGATCATCTCCATGTTCCAGTGCTCGCCGCCTGAAGACACGCCATCCAAGTCGTAACCCTCGGCCTCCAGGTCGGCGCGCGTCTCGTAGCGCTCCTGCGCCACAAAGGGCACGTCCTGGCCGTAGCGGGCGCGGCGGTGAATCCGCATCTCCTCCGGCGGCACCGGCTCCACCTTGCACCGACCCTTGCGCAGCGTGCGGCGGATGCGAAGGTCGAACACCTCGACCGGCATCGGCTCGCCTTCCGGCGCCTCGACCTCGACCATGCGCGAGGCCTGTTCGATCACCTCGACGCCCTCTTCGCCCATCAGGTCTTCCACCTGAGTCGCGGTCAGCCCGCGGTAAGGCTCCTCGCTCGATTCGGGCGACTTGTCCCAATAGACCTTGACCGTGCCGACCTTCTGCACAAGGGCGTCCTTGCCCCACGTGTACAAGGTCATGAACCCGGCGTTCTGCTCCCAGAACTTGTGCGTGAGGTAGCTCTGCGCCAGCTTCGCCGCACCGGCATAACGCGGGTGCTTCGGCTTGCACTGCATGCTGTCCTTGCTGGTCGCGAACACGCGCACCAAGCTCGGCAGCATCCACTCCACGGTGTCGGCAACGTCAGTCGCGACGATGCTCGACCGGTCCGGCACGGCCGGCGGGGAAAGCTCGCCCTCGGCCTCAGCCCGGTAGAACTGCAGGTTGCGCAGGCGCTTGAGGGCGATTTCGCTGTCCGGGGCGCCGAGAGCCTGGCGCAGCTCCTTATGCAGCAGCGCGGCAAGCTCGGGCTTGCCGTACTTTTCTTTCTTCGCCATGGGTTACGCGCGCCCGCCGCTGTTAGACGCGGGAGCAGCGCGTCGGGCTCGATGTCCACGTCGCGCGCTGCGGCCCATTTCCCGGTGGGTCACGCTCGCCGGGGGCTGCAGCATCAGCAGCCCTTGCGCTTGGGCATGGTGCCCTTGTCGCCGCGCTTCTTCGGGGTTTCCTTCTTCGTCGCCATGCAGTCCTCGCCGGAAATGAAAAAGGCCCGCCGGGTTAGGGCGGGCCTCGAAGGCTTGAAGGTTTCGCGCTGGCTATGCGGCCTGCCGAGTAGGCATCCGCAGGCGCTGGCGTCTCCAGGTGCAGGCAGTGTGCCTCATTTTTGGGCAGGGTGTCAAGTGGGCTTTAGGGTGCGCCCACACGGCCGACAGAAGCACTGTCGCACATGGGGCAATACGCGGCCTCTTCAGACGCTCCGTTTTCGGCGAGTTCGTTTGCCTCATGGCCGCAATCGTTGCACCTCCAGCGGGGGTGGTCCATGCCGAACAGTTCCCGCAGCT